GGGTGGACAATCGGGGGAGGCACATGGAATTCATGGTCGTGCCACAGGAAGAGTCAGGAATGCTCGCCATCACGCTCCGCAACCTCTGGGGCGTCACGGCAGAAGTGGTGAACGTCTGATGCCTGCCGTAAGCAAGAACCAGCAAATCGCAATGGCAATTGCCGAACATAATCCTTCCGCTCTCAATGAGAAAAACAAGGGCCTGCTCGCGATGAGCAAAGAGCAGTTGCACGACTTCGCTTCGACTCCGCGCAAGAACCTGCCAGAGCAGGCCGACCGCAAAAAGATCAACGAGCGAATGCCAAAGTACGGACAATGAGCCCCCGCGAGATCGAGATCCGCAAGCAGGAAATTCGCGTCACCCAGGCGCTACTACGTCAGGCGCTGATCTACGAGGAGGCGGAGGCGTCCCTGCGCGCGTTCGTTAACGCTTCGTGGCCAGTGATCGAGCCGGGTACGACGTACGTGCACGGCTGGCACATCGATGCAATCTGTCTTCCTGGAAATACCCCGATTGAAACTCGGGAGGGTCCTAAGCAGATCGAAAAATTGCACGATTATTCAGGCGAAGTATTGTCGTGGAATCATGCTAGCGATAAAATGGAATGGAGACCGATAGTTCGCTGGATGAAGTCTCCGGGGCGGCCACTGCTCAAGATCAAGATGCAGGATGGTCGCAACTTGACACTAACAGACAATCATCCAGTATTTGTGAGCGACAAGGGATATGTCCGCGCAGATCAAATCCAGATCGGAGATTTCGTTTCCATCGTGCAAGCAGTGCGGCTCGATAGTGGCCAAGAAAAATGCCACATTTTGCAGCCTACGATGCTTCGGACTGAGCAAAATACTTCCTCCAAACCTTTGCAAAGATTGCGGCGCGCAAATGGCGTGGGGCAGTGCGCATCGGTGCCGGAAATGCTGGAAGAAACACGTTCGAGTCGCCAATTGCAATGGAGTCACCGCTCCCTGTCAACAATGCGGGAAGGAGGTTTATCGGAGCAAGGCGCATCTGGAAGCCACAGCGCGCACGCTCGGAGTATTTTGCACTCGTCGATGTTTCGGCCTATTCGTGAGAGGACCGAACAATCCAGCCTATTACAGCGGAAACTCACGCCCCACTTACCCAGCAGCATTCAAGTTTGCGAAGAAGAAGGTGCTCGATCGAGATGGATACCGGTGTTTCGTATGCGGAGCGCATGGCGAATGGAAGATCGGGAAAAACTCATCGCGGTACAGTCTGGAAGTTCATCATATCGACCGCAACACGAAGAACAACGATCTGATGAATTTAATAACCGTGTGTCGTCTCTGCCATCGGAAACAAGAGAATACGATTGCGGCAGAGCGGTTGTGTGCTCTATTGAGAGAGAGGTATTCATCCCCGAATGGGTGTACAACATTGAAGTATCCGGAAACCACAACTACTTCGCCAACGGAACTCTTGTTCACAACTGTGACCATCTTGAGGCCGTAGTCAACGGAGAGATCCGGAAGTTAATTATCAACATCTCGCCTCGATGCATGAAGTCCACGCTGTGTGCGATTGCGTTCCCGGCTTGGGTGTGGCTGAAGAATCCCGAGCGCAAGTTTCTATACTCGTCCTACGGTCTGCATCTGTCGATGCGGGACTCCCGCAAATGCAACGCGCTAATTAAATCGGCATGGTATCAGCGTTGCTGGGCGGAGCGATTCGCTATCCTCACGGCGAAGGGTGGTCAGGACACCAAGCAGCGCTTCGACAACAATAAGGGCGGATACCGGATCGCGACGGCAACCAACGTAGGAACGACCGGTGACGGCGGAGACGTGATATTTTACGACGATCCGAACGATCTCGCCCAGATGAATTCCGACGCCTATGTGGAACAGGTAATTTTCTTCCACGAGCACGTCATGCGTTCGCGGCTGAATGATCCAAAGACCGGCGCGCGTGTCTGCATCCAGCAGCGATCGAGCGAGCGCGACATGACCGGGCATATTCTGTCGAAGGAACAGGGCTGGGATCATCTGGTTATACCGATGGAGTACGAGGGGGCTCGCAAGGCCACCAGTATCGGATGGGTTGATCCGCGTAAAATACACGGAGAGTTGATGTGCCCAGATCGCATCGGGCCTGATGAAGTGAAGGATCTGAAAGCGAATGCCGTAGCTTGGTCTGGACAGTATCAACAGCGTCCGAGTCCTGGCGAAGGAGCCAAGTTCAAGCGCGAATGGTTTCGCTATTGGAACCCGCGCGATGTTGAGCCAGATCCCGCCACCGGCAAGTTTCCTCCTGTGCGGGTGGAGATTCCGGGTTCAAAAGAACCTGTCTACAAGACTCCTGATCGCGTGCCTGCCGCCTTCGAGCAGGTGCTACAGTCGTGGGATCTAGCGTTCAAGGATGCCGAAGAGAACGACTACGTTGCCGGTCACGTGTGGGGCCGCGTGGGTGCTAATTGTTATCTCATCGGGCACGTCTATGAGCATCTCGACTTCGTGCAGACGCTAGCGCGGTTTCGTAAGATGAATGTGGACTTCCCTGGTTGCCCAGAGAAGTTGATTGAGGACAAAGCCAATGGACCAGCAGTGGTATCAACTCTTCGGAACGAGATTCCAGGCATCATCGCAATTGAACCGGAAGGGGGGAAAGTTGCTCGCGCAAACGCTGTTACCCCTTACGTGGAAAGTGGCAACGTTTACCTACCAAACCCAGACATCTATCCCTGGGTCCGAGACTTCATCGAGCAGTGTGCTAATTTTCCAAGGGCCAAGCACGATGACGAAGTAGACGCCATGACGCAGGCGCTCCGGCGCTTGTACGACACACAGGCCAATTCCGCCCTTCCCGAGTTCCGTGTATCCCCGCGCGTCGGTGAACCGCAATCCGCCTGTCACGTTACCGAAAAGATGCACCTGGAACCTCACTGGAGGCGCTGGGTCGCAATGGTTCCAGGAGCCGCGCTCTGGATGTGCGAGACGCCATCTGGGGCGCTACGTGTCTACCGCGAACTCGACTTGGCGCACATGGATGGTCACGAATGCGGAAGGCGGATCGCCGAGGAATCGCTCAAAGATATTCGCAAACGTATGCGGCTGGTGGGTCGGTCGGCACGCTGGGTGTGCGACATTCTGATGGAAAAGGACATGTTCGAGCCGATGGAACCTATCGGGTGCCTAGCGGAACTTGTTGCCGATGGTGCGCAGAACTATCGCCTCGAAAAAGAAGGTTTCGGAGAGCGCACGCAGGCGAACGCTGATCTCGGGTTCGTGCAGTTCTCCGCTGAGATGGTTGAGGTGATTGAAGCGGCCTGGGACCGGCTGCGGGATCTGCTGCGCTTTGCGCCACCCGAATTTCAAAAGGTTGACTATGACCGCGCTCATGCTAAGATGCTCTTTGAACGTTCGCCCGACGAATGGCGGTCCTATATGGCCGCTGTTGAAGGCGAGCCGAGTGGCGAGTGGCCCAAGGTGAAGTTCTCCTCGGAGTGCCCTAAGACCTTGGCGGCCATCGGAACTGCGTCCAGGATCTACGACGTGAATGAAATAGCCGAACCGTTCCTACGCGCATTGCTAGTGGGCATCACAACTCCAGAACATGTTCAGACCGCGCAGCCACCGCGCGAAGTCCCGTGGGGACCAAATGGGCCGCGTTTCCAGCGAGTGCATCGGCGCGGCGGAAGGCTTAGAATTGCTGTCTAGGAGGTAACGATGGACTGGACCACAACAGTCAACCACGCCGCACTGCGCAACAAAAAGCGGCTTGAAGATGCTGGATTCTCAACCGATCACTTCGGCCACGTTGCGGACCTGCACGAGATCGAGGATAAACTCCCCGGCGTCGTGCTGCCCAAAGACGTGCAGGAAGCTATCGCGAAGCAGAAGGAAAAGTAAATGCCCCCAGCCCTCATGATCGGTATCGGAAAACCGGGCAGCATGCCGCCCCCTCCTGACGATGACGACATGGGAAAACCGCCGGCGATGGGCGACAAAGAGCCCGATGGCGACGAAGGTGAAGGCGGTAAGGCAAGCCCAGAGCGAGCGCTCGTCTCGCACGAAAACGAGAATTGCGGCAACTGCGAGCATTACCACGGCGAGGACGGATCGTGCGAAGAGGTTGCGGGACAATACGACCCGACCGACCGTTGCTATTCGTACTTCAAACAGGCTTCAGGCGGAGACGAATCCGAAGATGGCT